ACCGCACTTAGCGAATCACGTTGTTGATGCAAGATCCTTTCGTCTGGCAACAGCACCGCTGCGTGCATTGGTGTTCGTGTACCCATCCGCATGATCAGCACGTCGCCAGGTTGACGCGTCTGCAAAGTCACCGGCTTAAATCCAATGCGTTCTGCCTCTTCAAGAAAGATGCTTTCACAGCTTTGCGTGCTTTCTGGCCGCTCGTAGTCCGGCAGCTCAACACCTTGCAGCTTGAACCAATCGCGCACCAGTGTGAAGCAGTCAGCTTTGCCGTACTCCCACTCGCGGCCGATCAAGGATTGATAGTTAACCATTCGCGTTGAGGCATACGCCAAATATGCCAAGGCACGGAACCTTGGCTGCACACAGCTTGATCTGATTCACTTGCTGGCCCACCTTCTGGGTGCGAATGAACAACAGCTTCAACCTTGCCCATGATTGCAGCGACGGCATAATCACGCGGCTCAAGCACAAACGTGCTGGTCGGCAGTTCTGCTGTGTTGCGGCAAGGCCAATACTCACCATTGACAACAAGGCCGCAGCACTCATTCGGGTAAGACCTGGCTGCATGAGCTTCGGCATCACATCTGAAGTCTTGCACCTGGAAAACCTCCGAACGGAAGATCGCCTTCAGGGAAACGCAAGGTGCAACTGGTGTAACGCTTGCCGCATACATCATTTGCTTCTGTTGTCGGATTGTTGTTGATGTCAAAAAACTTTTTGCCTTTGTAGCCGCAGGTGCTGTCTTCGCGGTAAACCCATGGGCAATGCTCAAGAATTTGACGGCGTGGCAGCGCCACGTTGATTAAATCGAGCTTGCTGGCTAACTCAAACTCAACCATCGTAGGGTTTTCGCTTGCCACTCGATCGATGTAATAAATTTGGTCCTCAAACTTTGCGGTCGGATCAGCGGTTGCGTTTGTGCCACCTGTGAAGTTCACAGTGTCTAGGAACTTTTTGCACGTCTGAATCCGTGTAACTTTCGCTTGCAGTGGGTTATAGAGCAACAGCAGGGCTGAAATAGCATTATTAGTGTTATTGATCCGCATAGTTGGACGAGGCAAGACGCCTTTAGTCGATGCTTGAAAGCCTTCTATTTCGATCGCCGTGGCTGCATACGTCAAGCTATTGAACACAACATCAGCCGTCAGCTCATTTGTGCCTGCGTGGTAGTAATACGTCTGGTCAACACCGTTGACGGCTTCCGTCAGTTCAAGCTGAAACAACTCAATAATTGCTGACGGCTCCAAAGACTGAAGCTGCTCTTGAATTGACTGCGGCGTGCTCATGCTTCAAACACCTGAATAAAAGTTGTGGTCAATTGAACGCGGCCCTTGGTTGTCATTGTTTTGTTCCAGCTAGTGCAACGCACTTTGATGCTGCTGCTTTCACCTGGCGGCGTAAAAATAAATTTCTCAATGCCACCACGCGCATCTAGAAACGTTTCCACTGTGTCTGACTCTGCCTCTGACAGGTTGTAAGACAACGTAAAAGCTTTTGGGTTTTGGTTGATGCCAAGACTGCCGACCTGTTGATAACCGCTGCCAAACTGTGCTTGACGGACAATCGGCTGGCTGGCCTTTGTCGTGCCGTAAGACGGTTGCAAATTTACAGATGAGTCCCAGCTAGCTGTCATCGGCTTAAGAGTCCTCCAGGTCGTTGCTGCTTAATTAACTCATTCTGAACAGCAGCGCCAACAAGAGCGCCAAGCTGACGTGATGAGCCTTCATCGCCTTCCACGTTAGTGCCGCTGGCATCGACGTTTACAACAACGCTGGTGCCGCCACCACCGCCAAGCTCGTGATTTGGAACAATCGTTCCAGCACTACCAGGCACAAACAGCTCAGGGCCGCGTTCCCCAACGATCGAAGGACGTCCAACAGGCGGGCGGCCACCGTTTGCAAAACCACTGAGATTTGCGAATATGCCTAAGCCAGTGCTTCTAAGAAGAGTATTAATACCAAGCTGCATCATTTGACGAGCAATGTTGTTTAAGACGCCACCAAGAGCCTCAGAAACACTCGTGGCTTGCATCAAAGAGTCAACAATTCCTGAGCTAATTGTTTGACCGATGTTGTCATAGATCCTTTGGAGACGATCTGCTACAGTGACTTGATTTTCCAAAGCAGCGACTGCTTTAACCTTATTAATCGCATCTTCTTTGTTGAGGATGTTAACATTATTCATAATGTCTTCGATCTGATGCTGAAGAGCTATTTCTTTCTCATTGCCAATTAGCTTGGCTTCTAGTAATTCTTTTTGTCGTTCTAGTGGCAGAACTGCTTGTCTTTGAGCCTCTGCAAGTTGTTGTGCTTTTATTACGTCTTGGCTAATAGCTTGACCCATAATACTTCCTTTTTGTGCATCAAATGCTTGATTTGTGATATCAACTACTTGTTGGCGTTTTTCTGCACTAACGCCTTCTAACTTGTTGATTCTTTCTAAAGCATCGGCTCGTGCAAAATCACTTTTTAGTAATTCTTTGCCTAATTCAGTTTGTTCTCCAAGAAGTTGTATATCGCGGCTAGACTTCTGGAACATACTGTCAGCGGTTTCTTGCCCACTTTTTTGTCTGCGTAAGCGTGCTTTCATTTCTGCTTCTGTCTCGGGCTTCGGCGCTAATCGTTCTCGACGGTCAGAAACCGTTTCAGGCGGATTAATCGGCACCATATTTGCATCGTACTTAATACCTCCAATAACAAATTCCTGAGATAAAACTTTTGAACGTTGTTCAATTTTTTCAAGTGCATCTGCCAGTTCTTTATATTTCTTGGCAGCAACTCGTGCCGCTCTGCCGTTCCTGGCAACTTTAGGCTCTAACTTCTCCATTTCTGTTTTAACTTTTTTTGCTTGTTCTGCAAGCTCGTCAACACTGTTGCTATTGACAGTCGTAAGTTTATTAAACTCACTAATTCTTTCAGCAGCCTGCGCTGCTGCAACACCAATGGCAACCAAACCAGCCGCGGCGGCTACAAAGGGAAATGCTAAAAAAGCAATTTTTAATCCAATCAATGCACCTTTGACCAGCAAAATTGCAGGAGGCAGCGCAGCAAACGCAAGAGCTAAAGCAGCCGTTCCAACAATTATTGCTTTAACGGGCTCAGGCAAAGCTACAAAACCTTTTAGAAGCTCAGTCGCTGCATTAACAACAGGCAAAATAGCCGGCAACAATTTGTTGGTTGCTGTTTCACTAAAATCAACTGCTGCATTGCTTAAATTTCTAAATTGTTGACCAGGGCCTTTCAACGCCTCTGCCAACTTGCCAGCACCTTCTTGATTGACTCTGGTTAATGCGGCAATAACAACAGGCGCAAGAATCTTTCCTTCTTCGCCTAATTTTTTAAGAGCCCCAACAGTTACATTCATTTCTTGAGCAATGGCCTGTGCAACCAATGGCGCTTGCTCAAGAATTGAATTAAGTTCTTGGCCTCTTAAAACTCCACTGCCTAACGCCTGTGTCAACTGAAGAAATGCACCGGCAGACTCAGATGCCGTCGCACCAGCCAGTCTTGAAGCAGTGTTGAAACCGTTGTAAGTTGCCTCGATTGTCTCAAGACTCATGCCCATAGGCTTTAATCGAGCCAACAGACGCGCAACGCCAGTGTTTGCCTCTGTTTGACTAAGGCCAAACTTTTTAGCAGCACGTTCTGCAATTCCTAAAGCCTCAGCAGTATCTCCAGTGGTTGATGTCAACAGCTTGATTCTTCTTTCTGACTCAATGGCTGATATGCCTGTTTGGATAATTTCTTTAGCTGCTATCGCACCACCAATACGCGCAAAACCGCCACGCAAGCCGCTAAGGCTGCTATTTAGGTCTTTTGCATTACGGGCTGCGCCCCTCAACCCACCACTAAGTCTTTTTGTCGCTCGTGCGCCAACCTCCCCAAGGTTATACAGAGCGCCTTGGGCACGCCCCATAACCTGTTGAACTTTCTTGCCTTCTTTATCAACCTGCTTTAGAGCGGTGACCGCCTTGGCAGCATTGATAATTAGCTCAACACTGGATACTGCCACGACGATCTAGCGATACGAAAAGTCTACCGCCGACTGCTCTTAGCGCGATCCATTGCCTTTTTCTCCTCATCCGCCTTTATCTCAAAATAGGCAGCAAAATGAACAAGCTCCGCATCGGTTAACTCCGTGCGAAGCCTGCTCACAGTCATTCCTAGCTCGCAGGCCAAGTAAAACTCAAAAAAAGTCCACTTGTCCTGCTTTAGTCGTTTTTTGCTTCTTCTATGCCGGCATCTTCACCGACACCAAACAGAAACAGCTCAATTTCGTTTAAGACAGTCTCAGGCAGTTCACGCTGAAGCTTTGGCGCATCAGCAGAGGCAAATGCCTTAGTGCCATCTTCTAGCTCTGCCATTTGGCAAAGCATGTGCGTAGAAATGTCGAGGGCTTCTTCAGATGTAGCGGTGTTCTGAGCCCTCTTGCGGTCTGCTCTTGTGATTGCCTTGAAATACAAATCGACAATCTTTTCGCCAGCCGCATTTTTTAGTTCAAACTTTCGACGCTGGCTGAGGTCAAACGCCCCAACCAGCATGTCAACCGTTCTTTGAGTCGCAGGCATCAAATACCAGAAGTGATAGTACCGTTGGCAGTGAAGTTGACCGTAATCACTTCAATCTCTCCAACCGTAGCACTATATTCTGCGCTTGTAACTAGAGCAGCAAACGACATTTTTTTGTCGCCACTTTCATTTAGATACAACTCAAAGTTTGCGTTAGCTGGATCTTCCGTGGTCAATGCCTCGTTAATTAGATCCAGTTTGTCGCCCGCGCCAGGTGCGTCGTAAAGCACTTCACAGGAGCCTGAGCCACTGACCAAGCCTCCGACGTATGCGCGGAAAGTATCGCCGTGATCGGTGACTTCCAGCGATTCTTTTTCAACTGAGAGCGACCAGGACCGCACTGC